TCCCCATCGGGAAGCGTTGCCGTAGATCGGGGATACTGAAGTGAGTGGCATCGGCAGCGCCATAGGTGGTGCCGATCACGGCGAAGAGACCGGGATGGGTGGTCCGCAGGAACGACCTTCCGTCGCAGATCAGATAGCCGGTGGGCGGTGTGATCCCGGCGTAGGGCAGGATGACTCCGGTTGGCACCGTGGCTCGCCACAGACCGGAGTGATAGACCTCGATGACTCCGGTGTCGCCCAGATATGAAATCTCGCCCGGAGTCGGAGTCGGATTCAAAGAGTTGCGATGGGCGGACGACGCATACCTCTGCAAGCTCCGATCCCTGATGTCATTTCCCCACTCGACCGACACCGGCTCTTCGGGGATTACGTCCGGCATTTCGGGCATTAGCTGACTCCAATCAGGCTGTCGTCAAGGGTGAGCACCACGGTCCAATCTTCAACGGTGATGTGGGCGGCGATCCCGATGACGTGGGTGAGTCGGTCGGGGATCCGCCATCCGTGCATGGTCTGGATTTCCACAGCCACCAGATCACCGAACTGGGTGTCGTAGAAGAGCCGGTTCAAGTCCTCGTTGTCGGGATCGGCGTTGGCCTGGATCGCCACCGACTGCACCCGGAACCGAGCCTCACTCTGCGCCTCCAAATTGCGCTCCGCTAGAAAGAGCACTTGGGCATCGGTGTTGTTCTGATAGTCGGTGCGCTTGTAGGACCGGATGCCGACCGAACCAATCGACACCGGATCGAAGACCCACTGCATCGTGCCGCCCTCCCGAGAGAACTGAATGTCGTTGCTGACCCGAGCCAGGGTCTCGGAGATGACGACCGAGCCGGAGATGATGAATGCTTGCGGCGCATCGGGACCGGCCTCGGGCGGCAGCGTTTCAAATCCGAGATAGCCCTGAACCTCAGTGGAGCGGGGATCGGTACTGAGCCAGTCCCGTCTTTTGAAAGTCAGCTTCCCGTCCGGGGCAGCGAAGAACGCCCCGCCCTCCGAGTCCGCTGCTCGCTGGCTCTCTTCCAAGGCGGTCTGCGCCAGATAGCTCGCCTGCATGGTGTGAACGCCGGTCTGGATATCCCGCTCGTCCTCGTCAATCTGAGCGATATCGAGAACGGCGTGGATCCGCTCGTCGGTGGTCTGCACGCCGGTCGGTGTGGTCAGCATCGGCGGGTTGCTCTGCCCCAACTCACCCAAGGTGTCGATCAGATTGAGCACGGTGGTCAGTGCGAAACCGGAGTCGTCGTATTGGTCGGTGCGCTCGTCTATCCGTCCGGTGAAGAGATGCACCCGAAGGTCGGGATCGTCGGGATTGGGAAGCGCACTGATCTGCACCTTGCGCCCCGACCGAAACGGCACGCCCCACGGATCGGGCGCATCGCTGACCGGAGTGAACTGCCCGTTGCTGTTGTCGAGCACGACGGTCCCGGTCCCTGCCGTGTAGCGGGTGTCCCACGCCTCAGCGCCTCGGGTGTAGGCGACCTCTTCCACCCACTCGCTGATGTCTTGGTAGGCAAGGTCTTCGGCTCCCCACGGCGACACGTCCCACAGCGCCACGTCCCAGATTGCCGACAGCGCCGGATCCAGGCCAGTAGCGACCCGCACTTGCAAGTCGATCTGCCCACCGAGCCAACGGAGCGGCTGTCCTGGGGCGAGCGGCATCAGTTCATCCTCACGTCGAGCGCGAGTGGCCCGTTCATTCGCTGGTATCGCTGAAGCGCTTCGTAGACCGCCTTGGCGAGCGCATTGGGATCGGTTCCCAATCCGGCGTGAAGGTGCATGGTGATGTTGTTGACGATGGTGGGGCCACCGCCCGCTGCCGGTGATGTCCTCAGTTGGTTGTTGGGAATGACTCGACCGTTCCCTGCCGGGACCACGACCTCGGGGCCGCTCTCACCGACCAGATACGGCGTGCCGCCACGAACCGGCCCGCCACGCTGCCGCTCGTTCCTGCCCCGGAATCGGTACTGCGGGCTGACATCAATGCTCGGGTTGACCGTCTTGCCGGTCATGGCCCGTTCGATTGCCGCCACCGACTGAGAGGCGATGGTCGGAGCCTTGCCCTTCATGCCCTGACCGATAGCCAGCATGGACGCCTCACCCATCGCCACTTGCTGATTGAGCAACCGGGCAGCGGCGGGGTCTTCCTTGTGGAGCGCAACCGCCTCGGCCACCACCCCTCGGGCGGCTGGACCCTGTCGGACCATCTCGTCCACGAAGGCATCAAGGCCAGCGTCGGACAGAGTCTTCATGTCCGCCTTCCACTGCTCCATCTCGGCCAAGTTCGCCATGTAGGTGTCGAACCACTCCTGCAAGGTCATGTCGATGCGATCAGGAGCAGCCTCAAAGCCGGTGAGGAATTCCTCGACCTCTGCGGCCTGAGCCTCAAAGGACCGTCTCGACTCGCCGGTCAGCGAGCGGTAGGCATCGGCAATCTCAGTGGCTTCGTCCTGGGCTGTCTCGACGGCCTGCTCGCTCAGTTCCAACCGAGCCTTGGTGACGCCCTCGCTGATGTTCAGGGCTTCCTGCTCTGCGTCGGAAAGCTCTTTTACACCTTCCTCTAAATAGGCAAGGCCGTGATCCCTGGTGTCCTCCATGCCCCGGACTGCCTCGCGGTTCTTCTCCGCATTCCGACCGAGCAACTCATTGATGTTGTGAATGCCCATCGTGATCGGGCCAAGGAAGGGGAGGATGGTGTGAGCAAGAGCGCCGCCAACGTCCTGCAAACCGATGCCCGCCTCTGGGCCGACCCCGATCAGAGCGGTGAGTTCGTCCACCAGAGGTTGCGTGGCTGTGGTCGCCCCTTCCAGGGCTGTCGTGAGCGACTTCACGACCGGCTCCAAGGCGGCGGCGGCATCCATCGCCAAGCCGAAGGCGGGAGCCAGTCCCTTGCCAATCTCAGCTTTCAGATCGGTGATCTTGGCCTTTGACCTTTGGAGCTTCCCGGCGACCGTGTCGGCCTCACGACCGAACGCACCAGCGGCGTCACCCGTCTGCTCGTAGACGATTTGCAGAGAGGCAGCGGCCTTGGCCTGAGCAGTGACTTCCCCGGTGGAGTCGGCCAGCCCCATCTCTAGAGCCTTGGCCTGGATCATGGCGTCGTTCATCGAGACGCCGTATTTCTCAATCGGGTCGCGCTCGCCCCGCATCAGGGAGGAAAGAGCGGAGACGGCATCGGAGGTCGAGCCTCCGAACTGAGCGGCAAGGTCAGAAGCCGTCCCGATCAGATCGGTGGTCTTGGAAGCGGCCTCGTCTACGTCGAGACCCAGTTGGTTTTTCAATTGCGAACCGAGCAGGGCTGACGCCTGTTGCATCTCGGCGGTGGACAGCCCGAACTCGTCAGCGGCATTCTGAGACTTGGTGATGATCTGGTCGGCGGCGCTCCCGAACACCGACTCGACCGAGCCGGTGGCCTGCTCCAAATCTGAGAAGGCTGATATCGCATCACCGGCGAAGCCGATGACGGCGGTGGCAGCGGCACCGGCGAGCAGACCCTTGGCGAGAGAGGCGGTGTTGCCCAGCTTGGAGCCGAAGCTGTCGGTGGCCTTTTCAGCGTCTTTGAATCCAGACTTGAACTGCCGCGAGTCCGCAATCAGTGTGGCCCGAATGACATTGCCAGCCATCAGGCTTCGACCTCCACCAGATTGTCAGAGAGCCAAGCGGTGAGAACTTCCAAAACCTCACCGATGGTCTCGGGCGTCCAATCCCGGCCCCGAGCCACCTTGACTGTGAGCATCACTGCGGCGGCTCCGACAGTCGGTACGCCATCGACCAGCAACCGATTCCCCATCGTGCGGTAGATCAGCTCCAATTCATCCACGGTGAAATCGTGGAAGTCCATGAAGCTCTCGTCGATGACGATGTCCTCGCCCTCGACTTTCAAAATGAGCTTTTCTGAATCGCTCAATTGGAATCCACCCACAGCCCTTCCAGCCACTTGTTCAACTCGGTCTCGTAGAGACGGAACGTTGAGTCCTGCATGTCATTGATGGCATCGGTGAGGAACGGGTTGCCCTGGTAGTCGCCGGGGTATCCGCCGTAGTGATTCACCCCGGCATAGGGGAGCCGCTGTCCCGCCGACACCCGAGCGATCTTCTGCGTGCCTTGCGCTTTGAGCGTCCCGGCCAACCGACCGCTCCGGCTCCGCACGTTGCGGCGAGCACGATCCGCCACCGGCTCGGCAACTGTCCTGTGAACTTGGGTCAGCCCCTTCGGGTGCTCCTTGCTGACCGCCCTCAGATTCTTCTGAAGCAGCCCCAGTCCATCGACCTTGATGCCTTCTGCCATCTCACGCGGAGGGCGTGTAAACGACGGGTCCGGTGGTCTGGCAGGCCAAAGACCAGTCCCATTCAGAATCAGCACCGACCTCATGGCTCAGATCGGTGACGATGGCCTTGCCGGTGTAGAGACCGGCATCGGTCTCGCCTCCGCCCTCACCGATT